TTTGAAGATATTTACAAAAACACAGAATATAATAGAAAACAACTTGATGTATTAACAAAAGAACTTGTTCAATTTATTAAAGATGGAGATACTGCTATTCAGATAGTACCAATGATAAAAGAGTATCTTGAAATTAATGTCAAAAATGATGACCAACTTGTTAAGATGGCTGGTATTGTACAAAGACTTATTTCAGCTGAGGGTAAAGCAGGTTCTGAAGATGAGTATGGTTTATCAGAGGAAGAAAAAACACAATTACTTTCTGGTATAGAAGATACCATAAAAGATATACAAAAAGAATCAGACGATATACATAATAAAATCGAAAATACTAAGGTAAACTAAATGGCCTATTGGCGTAAAAAAAGAAACGACATAACTGATAAGATACCGTTCCCACGTGTACCAAGACCATCCCAAATAAGTTCTTATATAAAAAAACTTTTAAGATTAAATCGTGGTGAGTTTTTTGAATTAGAACCTATGGAAGTTACTAGAGTTAATTTAAATGGTTGGGCTCAAGGAGCTATACTTGGTACTTTTATTAATAAACAAGAGCAAGAAATAAAAGGTGGAGCAGTTATACCATTGTTTCCAAATATGAGACAAATACCAGTAATAGGTGAACACGTTCTTGTAGCAGAGTATAATAAACAGCATTACTATTTTGGTATTATAAATAGAAAAAATTCAGTCAATGAAAATGCTGAACCTGGTATTGTAACCACTAATACTGAAGATACTAAGTTTGGTGAAACTTTTGAAAGAAAAGATATTCGTCACTTGACTTTAAAGGAAGGTGAAATAGTTTATAGTGGTAGGTTTGGTCAATCGATTAAATTTGGTACTAACACCTCTAAAGATAATGAACCAGCATCACCAACATTTCAATCTCCAAAAAATTCACCTATAATTAAAATACGATGTGGTCAACTTACTTCTGGTGAAGCTAAAGAAGAACTTGAAAAGATTGGAAATTCCTCTAGTGGTGAACCTGTAAGAGAACATATAGATTTTGATGGTTCATCTATTTATTTAGTAGAGAATGGTTTACCATTCGATGCAGAAACCAAAGAAGGTGCGTTTGATGGTGAACAACTTGCAGGTAAAAGAAGAATATTAATAAAGTCTGATGGTGTGTATGTAACTGGAAGAAGTCAAATTAGACTAAAGTGTTCTAGTGAGTTGAGGATAAACGCAATGAACTTTATGTTGACTGGTAAACATGCTAGGATAGGTAGTAATACAATGGCTGAGTTAGAACCAGCAGTTAAGGGTGAGGAGTTGAAAACTTTTTTAGAGGAAATGATTGATGATTTATTGTCGAATATAGATAGTGCTTTTTCAGCTGGTATGGCTACTATACCAAATGGTGCTCCTGCAGGTGGAGCTGTCGCCAGTCCTACTTTTAAAACTCGTATAACAACTCTAAAAGCAAATTTAAAAAGAAAATTAAGTAGTAGTAAAATTTTAAGTGAAAATATACATATAACATAGGAGTTATCATGAATAAAAAACAGTTTATGAAAATAATAACAGAAGTAGTTCGTAGAGAGGTTAAAAAAGAAGTACAAAAGATACTTATAAAAGAAGAAACTTCTCATCAATTAGCTGATGTCATTCCTGAGGTTTCAGAACCAAAACAAAAAGTTGAATATACTAAAAATAAAAGTTTAAATGATGTTTTGAATGAAACTGTTGGATTGAGTAAATCACAAAAACAAAATGGTGAATATCCAACTTTAGGTGGTGGAACTTTTGATTCTTCAAGAATGTCCGAAATGATGGGATATGGAAAATCAGATGATATGAAACGAGATATGGTGGCAGTTGATACTATAAAGAAAGCTGGTATGTCAGTTGACCAAGTACCAGAACACGTTACAAATGCTTTAACAAGGGATTATAGTGGTTTAATGAAAGCTATAGAAAAGAAAAAAGGAGCATAATAAATGTCAAGTGCAAGAGAAATTGATTTAAATCCAAGAACATATGTTGGGTTGTCTTTTCCATTAAGAGCAGATAATAATAATGATTTTGCTTTAACAAAGAATTCATCAGAACAAGCTCAACATAACTTGAAAAATTTATTATTGACTCATGTAGGTGAAAGAGTTGGCCAACCTGAATTTGGTAGTACATTGAGGGCTATTTGTTTTGAACCAGATGATACTAATTTACCTGGAAAGTTAGAAGAAGAAGTTAGAAGAGCAGTAGGTCTATGGTTACCTTATATCAATATAGTATCAGTTGACACTTTAACTGATGAAGCAGACGAAAATAAGGTATATGTAAAAGTATCATATTCAACAACTCTTAATTCTGAAACTTTAGAATCAATAACATTAGATGCAGGTTATACAGCTACAACATATTAATAGGAATTTAAAATGGCTCGTACAACAGTAAAAAAAGATGTAGTAAAAACAGTAAATTATCTTAATAAAGATTTCAATGACTTTAGAAGTAATTTAATTGAATTTGCTAAACAATATTTTCCAAATACATATAACGACTTTAATGAAGCCTCACCGGGTATGATGTTTATTGAGATGGCTGCATATGTGGGTGACGTTTTATCTTACTATATAGATTCTCAATTTAAAGAATCTTTATTAGCATACGCTGAAGAAAAACAAAATGTGTATAATATAGCTCAATCATTTGGTTACACACCAAGAACCACTTCCGCTGCTGATGTTGTTTTGAATGTGTTTCAAACTATACCAGCTCTGAATGATAGAGCTGATTATAGATACGCACTTAATATAAAAGCTGGAGCTACGATAAAGGCAGCAACTAATGGAACGGTGTTTCGTATTTTAGAAGATGTAAATTTTAAATCTTCTGATTTATCTAATAAGGTAGAAGAATCTATATTTGAAACCGATGGTGGAGTTCCAACTAAATTTTTATTAAGAAAACAAGTTAAAGCTCAAAGTGGAACAATAGTGTCAGAGTATTTTAGTTTTGGTTCTGCTGAAAAATATTCCCAACTAAAATTATCAAATCCAGATGTTATAGAAATAATATCGTGTACTGATAGTGATGGTAATAAATGGTATGAAGTTGATTCTTTAGCAAGAGATACAGTTTTTGAAGATATGGAAAATAATACAGATAACGATCCTACTTCTGTTGTTGATGGTCAAACTGCACCTTATATTTTAAAATTAAAAAAATCTTCTCGTAGGTTTACAACATTTATAGATGAAAGTGATAAAGTAGTTTTACGATTCGGTGCTGGTGTTTCAGATAATCCTGATGAAGAGGTTATTCCAAATCCAGATAGTGTTGGTTCTAATCTGCCAGGCAGTCCAAGTTATTTAACCACTGCTTTCGATCCAAGTAATTTTCTTAAAACAAGAACATTTGGATTGGCACCATCCAATACAACATTAACCATACAGTATTCTTATGGTGGTGGTCTTGATGATAATGTACAATCAGGAACAATTACTGATATATCAAGTGTTACTTATGAAATACAAGATAGTTTATTATCCGCTACATTAGTTCAAGAATCCAAAGATTCTGTTGCTTTCACAAATCCAGAACCAGCTAAGGGTGGTTCAGCTGGTCAAACAGTTAGGGAAGTTAGAGAAAGTGCATTAGCTCACTTTCAAGCACAACAAAGAAATGTTACGAAAGAAGATTATATTGTTAGAGCTTATTCATTACCAGCTAAATATGGTAGTGTAGCTAAGGTTCATTTTGTTCAAGATGACCAATTAAATAAATCATCCGAAACTGAGGAGTTAGAAAGAGAAATAACTGAAGCGGACATAGGTTCTACAGTTTTATCATTACAGACTGGAAGAATACCTAATCCACTAGCTATGAATATGTATACACTCGGTTATGACTCTAATAAAAAATTAACAACTTTAAATGATACTGTAAAAAATAATTTAAAAACATATTTGTCACAATTCAGAATGGTTACAGATGCTATAAATATAAAAGATGCTTATATTATTAACATAGGAGTTGATTTTGGAATATTGACAAAAGTTGGATTTAATAAACAAGATGTACTTTTGAGATGTGTTACTACAGTAAAAGACTTTTTTAATATTGATAGATGGCAAATAGGACAACCAATTACATTAACTGATATAGCATATGAATTATCTTTAGTAGATGGTGTAGCTACAGTTGTACCACCAGCAGAAAATAATCCAAATAATTTACCAGTAGTAATTACTAACAAATATAGTGTAGCAGATGGTTATTCTGGAAATTTTTATAATATAACAAGTGCTTTAAGACAAGGTGTTTTGTATCCATCATTAGATCCAAGTATCTTTGAAGTTAAGTATCCTAATACCGATATAAAGGGTAAAGTACTTGGTGATAATTTAGGCGTGGGGAGTTAATAAATGCATTATTTTACATTCGCAGATAAAGATTCTACTTTGTATGAAATTAGTAGTAGTATGAATAGTGGTTTGGATGAAATACTAGAAGTTAGAAAAGATGTTAGTGATACTGGAGATTCAATAAATGTTTCTCGTATAGTAATAAAATTTGATTTAACCGAAATATCACAATCTATAGTTGATGGTAGACTAGGTGGATCCGTTCCAAGATATTATTTAAATTTATATGACGCAAGACCAACAGCTTTAGCAACCTCACAAAGTCTC